AGGAAGGGGCGCTGGCTCAGTAGGCGCTGGCGTTGCTGCCGCTGCTGCTTCAGCGTCTGCAAGTGCTTGTGCTTCAGCGGCCTGTGCCGCTACTGCCGCATCATGGATTGCTTGTTCTTCAGGTGTGTACTCAACAATGGTGGTTTCACCAGTTTGGACATTTACAACGATTCTGTGTGTCATTTTTTATCCTTCATACATGATGTTGATTGAACCAGCGTCAAAGGTGTCAGTGCCATTAGATGTAGTTATGCGTAATCTATCTAAAGCGCCCGATGTTGTTTTAATTCCCGCAAACTGAGACAACATTTGCACAGATGCCCCTAATCGAACAATCCCGCCAGACATTGTCCAAATGTTTGACCCAAGGGTGCAAAGAACCATTTGTCCAGATACAGTATCAGCAACAGCAGAGAGTGAAGAAACGTCGAATCCCGCTGTAAATGCGGTTTGCCATGAGGCAGTACCAGCACCATTTATATTTGTTTGCGCCCCTGTATATCCAGTATTTTCAACTGACCCCGAGCCTATTTGAATTCGCAAAAAAGGCCCTGTTGTTGACCAAGATACCCCACTAAACATCACCGTGATTCGCTTCGCCCACGATGGGATGCTATTGAAGTCAACGCTTACACCTGATGTGCTGGCAACAGCAGTGCCAGAGGTAATCCCCAGTACCGCACCATTGTTGATCGTGACGCTTGCTGAACCATCGATTACTGTACTCATCGTTTATCCTTCATACATGATATTTACAGACCCAGCGGTAAAGGTGTCAGTGCCGTTGGTTGTAAAGAACCGAACTCTATCCAATGTACCGCCTAAAGAAACTCGGCCAGCGGTTGTAGTTGAATCGTTGTTAGAATTGTTTGTTGTTCCTGATGCAATCCAAATGTTTGAACCAAGTGTTACAAAAACAATTGAACCACTAAAAACATAAGCCGATGCGCTACCTCCGCCATAAGTCAAAATACCACTTGTTGAAGCAGCACCCCTAGTAGTGTTGTTAGTAGTATTTATTGAACCAGCAGTATTTGTATAACCAGAAGTAACAACGCCACCAGATGTACCAAGTTGCACCAATATGGTTGAAGCACCACTAACTTGTACAGAACTAAGAATACAAGTAACCCGCTTCACCCATGAGGGGATGCTGTTGAAGTTGATGCTTGTCCCACTGGTAGATGCAACAGCAGTGCCTTGCGTAATCCTCTGCATCTGCGCCCGTGACGCATTGCTGTCAGTCCCAAAGAATTGACCGTTGTATTCAATGTTGCCAGCGGCTGCTGTACCAATTAGCGTGTCAGAAGTTAAAGCAAGTATTGACATGATTATCCTTCGTACAGAATGTTGATTGAGCCAGCGTCAAAGGTGTCCGTACCGTTGACTGTGGTGATGCGGACTTGGGTCAGTGTGTCAGAGAGAGTTTTTCCACCGCCGCCTGTAACGACATTGGTAGTGGTCATTCTTCCTGTATGGCTAGAAACCCAAATATTCCCGCTGACTAAAGCTATTGTGACTATGCCATACCCTACATAGCTGGCTTGATCTTGATAGTAAACAAATCCAGCAGTTGAGCTTGTTCCAAGTGAACCGCCACCCGTATCATCGGTTATGGAAGTGCTTAAATAACCAGTATTTTCAATGCCGCCTGAATCACCAAGTTGAACAAGCAGACTACTCGTACCACTCGTACTCACACCACTAAACATCACCGTGATGCGCTTAATCCAGCTTGGCAGACTTGTAAAGTCAATGCTTGTTCCACTGGTAGACGCAACCGCCGTTTCCAATTTATTGACAGCATTTGTCGCAGTGGCGGCTTGAAGCGTCAGCGTATTTGTACCAGCAACAGCAGGCGCTGCTACCGTGATAGCCCCGCTGGTGTCTCCTGAGATAACGACTGATGACATATTTTTCCTTTAGGTCAAAGCACAACCCAGCGTGCACCACTTGGAATGGTGACGGTGATGCCGCTGTTAATGGTTATCGGGCCAACACTGTGTGCATTGTTGGAAGAGCTGAGTGTGTAGTTTGTGGTCACGGTGAGCGTGTTCTCATAGAACACGGTATCAGCACCGCCACCAGTTGCACCGCCACCCACTGAAGACCACACAGTGCCGTTGTAGCCTTCAAATTTGTTCAGACTGGTGTTGTATCGGAGCTGGCCAGCCGCCGGTGAGCCTGGCCGCTGTGCCGTAGTGCCTGACGCAATCTTGATGGCATCGGTTGCCGAGACAGTGAATGTGCCAGAGACAGACGCTGTGCCTGCCACCGCCAATGTCTTGCCTGCGCCAATGTTCAAGCCAACTGATGTGCCAGTGCCTGCGGCAGCGAAAACGGCATCAACACTATCCAAATCGGTGTTGATTTTGCTTCCCCAAGTGTCAGTACTTGCGCCAACTTCTGGCTTTGTCAGCAATAGGTTGCTTGTCGTGGTATCTGCCATTCTTAAATCCCCTTACGCGGCTTCTTGCCAAGTGATTGAATTGTCTGCTAAATCAGACCAATTTTCTGAGGTGTCTGAAACTGGTGTCCAAGATTCCGAGGAATCAGGCACAACACCCCATCCATATCCAGTCATTGTGCCAACCGATCCAGCCGCGTCAACGCCACTGATCGACACCATGACAGACATACTGAAACCGATTGTGCCAACTTCGCCTGTACCCTCAACGCCTGTAATGGCTTGAAGTGTGAGAACCGCGCCAATCACCGTTCCAACAGCACCAGTGGCCGCATTGCCTGTGATGATGGGTGAGGCAAATAGCGAGTTGACAGCGCCAGTGGCTGAATTGCCAGTGATGGCCACAGTCCTGTTGATGCCGACTGTGCCTACATTGCCGGTGGCAATCGTGCCATCTTCTTGAATGGAAACATTGGTCAGCAGCGTGCCAATGGCAGTAGTGGCTGAATTTCCACTGATGACAACATTGCCTATGCCATAGACACCAAGTCCATAGTAGCCTGTTCCATAAGCAGCCATGCCGCTGCTCCTCGGTTAAGCCAACCGGATCAGGCCGGTGCTTGCGTCATTGACAGGCATGGTCAGCGTGAATGTGCCAGCAGTCACGGTCTGACTGCCAAATGTATGAACGCTAACCGCTTTGTCGGACTGACTTGAGTTATAGATCAACACGCAATCAAATGCGGTTGACAAGGTAACTGCGGCATATGTGATGCTGGCGCTTGGCGTGACAAACGCTGTCGTGCCGCTGGTGCTCGGTGGAGTGCCAAATGTGACGGTGACACCACCTGCGGTATAGCCTGAACCCGAAACCTCTCCAGTGGTCGTATATGCGGTTGTAGAGGCATTGATGGTGGCACTGTCCAAGTACAAAGCCGCCTTGAAAGTGTCAGCGGCAGTTGATGCACGCACAACACCTGTGCCGAAATTGTGAATGCCGGTCAGCAAATCACCTTTAAAACTTGTACACATTGCCTGTGCGTTCGCCATGACTTAATCCTTATCCTATTGCTGCCGCAACGCCATCGGCTGCGACACTTTGTTTCAACACAACATGGACTGATCTGTGTACCAGTTCGTCATCCAAACGATATTCAACCCAACTGATGATCTCTTTGTCGTTCTCAATCGAACCCTCAGACTTGTGCAACAAGGACTCATCCATGTCGCCTTTGGTGGTGGTGATCATCATCCGAATGTCCTTGCTCTTGCCAAGATTGCGCCGCCAGAGGTTGAGCCACGATCATCAGCAACCTGCAACTGCTCTAAACCAGCGGCATATAACGATGACCACACAGTGATTCTCGCATCGTCTTGCAAGTATGGCGCAGCCTGTAAAAGTGCGCCGTACAAATAAACATCAGGCGCTTGTGTCAGCAGCCAGTTTGTAGCGACAGTCGATGACAACTTTGTCAATTTTGCGTAATAGACCAGCTCTGCTGTGTATGCGCCATCAGGTATCGGCAACAGTCTGAATTGGTTGCCCACCACGCTGAAATACAGTGGCTTGCCGCTGGACAAGTAAGTGGTGTTCGACAATGAATCCATGGCATCAATCGTCTGAAATGTCAGATTGGTCACTGGATTGGTGTTGAGCTTGATGGCCTTGGACTCCAAGAAATCATCAGGCACTGTGCCGTACTCAGCAGCAGCCGCAAAGGATGCAGTGGCACGCACAATCATTTGTCGTGTGCGTAGCTGTCTCTCAATCTGTGCCTCGGCCAGACTGATGAAGTCAGGAATAACTGAAGTCAGATCAGACCGATTAAGCCAATCGGCCAGCGATGTCTTCAATTCTGTGTAGGTGGTCAATGCCATTTAGACTGCCTCTTTTTCGAGCTGTTCTTTCATCACCCATGTGTGTTCATGTCGGAATTCAAATGTGCCAATGTGTCCGATTTCTTTCGAGACATCATGGTCAATATACACCTTGAAACCCAGCTCCTGCGCCTTCTTGCAGAAGAAGACATCTTCGCCCATGTAGCCGCGAGTGCCGGTCTGCCATGGCATATCAAACCATGGCTCAGTCATACCCTCAAACACTTCGCGCTTGATTAACATCACGCCAGTGCCAACAGAGCCGACTTCTTCCAATCCGGTGGATTCAGGCATGGTGTAAACCTGTTGGCGCTTGCCGTTCTCATCGTAATTCTGTGCCGTTGGACCTGTGGGCATTCTGCGTCTGGCGCAGTTTGTAGCCACGATGTCCACATCATGCGCCAGCAAACGCTGAATCATGTCTTGTGGGAAAGTCATGTCAGAGTCGATAAACAGTATGTGACTGCAACCTTCACGCATTGCGTCCAAACACAAATCAGCACGCTGGTTTTG